ACGTCACGGTCTTGACCGCGATGCCGTTATACTGCTGCTGGTTGATGAATTTGATGCCGTAGCTGACGCCCGTGCCGGGGTCGCGGAAATAGGTGCTGTCGTCCAGCAGCACGGGGCGCAGACCAGCGAAGTCGCCGGTAGGGCCAAGCGTGCGCGACAACTGACCGGCCGGCCATGTGAACACCTGATCCTGCGTCGAGAAGACCGACAGCCGTTCGGTGTTCCAGCTTTCGATCATCTGGTTCATGGCGTTGAGGGCGTCTTGCGACGTTTCGGCCGAAGGCACTTCGCCTTCAGCCAACATCCCTAAGAGCCGCAGTGAACCATTAATGATGTCGCCGGCTGTGGTCATGGTTTATTCTTCCTGCGCTGCGCGACGGCGGCCGCGACGACGTGTAGAGTTTTCGCCGGAAAGAGAACCGCCGAGATGTCCGTCACCATCATGGTCAAGAGGATGATAAGACGGTTCAGCCAACATAGCAGGATCGTCGACACGCGACCAGCCGTACATGCTGTCGTTAATCGCTTCTTCTTCCGATATAGCGACTTTGGCGCCGTGGATAGGGTGAGTTAGGTAAATGACAGCCATAAAACCTCGCAAATATGGACGGGCCGAAGCCCGCCCAAATTGTTATACGCAGTGGATAATAGCAAAGTTAATGACAACTGCTTCCGACAGCGAACCGCCGGAGATATTGCGCAGTGTGATACTAACCGAACCAGCGGTCAACGCATTAGCAAACACATTGTACGAACCGGGTGTAGCCTGACCACCAGAGATTGTCAGGATGACCGTGTCGTTAGCTGAGATGAAGCTGTTGTTCAGCGTGAACGTGGCGTTGGTAGCCGTGTTCAAGGCTGCGTTGTTCATGGTGATTACACCGGCCGGCTTGTTCAGCGTGACCGCAGTCGACTTGCTGGTCAACTGCGTGACGGTGCCTTGCGCAGCGGCCGTATAACCAAGCTGTTCATCGGACAGGATATATTGTGCGCCGACAATGTCCTGATCGAGGAAGGCAACGCCAATGGATTTGTTGTTAGCCATTTGATTTCTCCTCAAAAGGATGCCCCAGCCGAAGCTGGGGCAAACCGATTAGTTGGCAACGCGGTACAGCGTGTAGGTGCCATCGCCGGTCTTGCGGGCGCGAAACGCGACCGCAGCACCAGCGACGCCAGCGCCCGAACCGACCAGCGTCCAGCCCGTGCCAGCCGTCAGCGTGCCAGCGCCAGCGCCGGTGCAGAGCAGCACGAAGTCGAACGAGGAGTCCACCTTGGCGCTGCTGACTTCAGCATCAACGCCGGTAGCGCCGGTGACAGCCGGAAGTGCGAGGTTGTTCGCGCCGCCAGCGTTGTAGATGAACAGACCGTTTTTGAGGTCTGCGGCCGTCAAAGTTACTGCACCGGTATAGGTGACAGGAGCAACTTGAGTGCTGAGAGTGACTTCACCCAAATTGCCATCGCCGACCTGATAACCGCCGGCTCCATTAGGAAGTGCCATATTTAATTCCTTTCAAAAGTGTGGCTCTCGGCGAACCGAGAGCCGTTATCAGGTTAGCCCCACATCCGGACAGCCATCTGCGGACGGATCGTGCTGTAGCCGTACAGAACGTCAATACGGCAAGGCAGGCGGTCGTTGTTGATGTCGTACTGACGAACAACGCGCAGGCTGATGCCGTTGTGGACGGCACGCGAAGCCATGTCGACGCCCTGCGGCATAAGCAGGTCGGCGGTGGCAAAGGTGATGGCGTCCTTGTGGTAGACGAGGTTCTGGGCGTACTGCGTACCGCCAGCACCGACGAACACAACCGCTTGGCTGTTAGCCGGCAGCGATGCGACGGTAGCAAGCGCGTGACCAGCCGAGTAGATCGGAGCCACGGTGATGTTGCCTTCGCCCGATGCACCCAGCGTGACGTTCGCAAGAGCGACGAACTGGAACAGCGAACCAGTGCTTTCGCGGGTCTGCGGGTTCACAGCGAAGCAACCGTTTACGGTGAACACGTCGCCAGCTTTGACGGTCAGGCCGTTACCTGCGCCAGTGATGGCGATGGTGGTCGCGCCTTCGGTCGTGACAGCAGCCGAAGTCGAACCAGTGGCCGCGTTACGCGTACCAGTGGTGAACTGCTTGATCGACTGCGACATGTTGATTTCTTCGAAACCAAGCACGCCCGTACCCATCATGCCGTTCTTGAACTGCTTGCTGACAGTGTCGGTCGGATTGAACAGACCCTTCATGCCTTCGACGAGGCCAGCGTTGGCAGCCGGGTTAACGGTTGCGTAGCGCGGCGACATCACGGCAGCGTTTTCGTTCAGCTTCTGCTGGGCAGCCAGCAGGACGGCCGAAGTCGACGGCGTGGTGCCGGGGGTGCCGACCGAGTTGCCGATGGTCTGGAACGCGTTGGCTACGTCAGCGTCGATGCTGGCAGCAAGCTGCGAGATACGAGGCTTGAGTACGCGGTCTGCGAAGTCATCCAACTGCATGGTAAGTTCAGCGGTAGTGAAGTTCACGCCGATGTGCTTCTGGTTGGCGACGGTGAGAGTGGTGAACTGCTCGTTGTCATCTTGAACCTGAAGAGCAGCACCGTCGGTGACGAGTGCGCGGTCAGGCAGACGGATGCGCAGGGTGGAGCCGATCTTGGCGCCTTCGACGGCAAAGCTGTCGTCGTACTGGCGGTTAACGTTACGTGTGAGTACGAGGTTGTTCTCCAGAATTTCCAGAGCCTTCCGCGTAATCATGTCAATAGTAAGAATTGAGTTGGACATGGTGAAGTTCCCAAATTAGCGGTTTCTTTGTGCCTCGTACCGCTTGATCTGCCGTAGCCTTTCCGCTTCGATCCATTCCGACGTTGACATAGTCTTGGTAGACCGAGGGTCGGTGGTGTCGTACACGGGTGCGCCAGAGGCGCGTGGTGTGACAGGAGCAATCGGCGCCGGGGCGGTCGATGTTCTGCGGACCGGAGGATTAGAGGACAGTGATGCCTCAATCTTACCGATTTCCTTGGCTTGCAGGATCGGGTTCAAGCGGGCGATACGGTCAGCTTCTTTGGGGTTGGAGCCGAGCCAATAAAGGACGTCGGGGCCAACATCTGAAGCCTGTATGCTTTGAGCCATATATTCGGTGACGGGAAGGTTTGGGTTGTACGCGACTTGATCGAAGTCATCATACTTGTCCCGTGCCGTCTCTTCACGGTCGAAATACTGCTCTTGCAGAGCCTGCGTTTCGCGCTGCGCATCCCGTTGTGCGAGTAGCTGTTCGGCTTTGCGTTCGGCCAGAACCTCGGCGTAATCCTCATAGCTATCGAACTGTTCGGGAGAAAGATCGTTGGGCGACACAGTCGTCCGTCTAGCTTCCTGTTCCGCAGCCCGTTGGGCTTGCTCTCGTTCCCACTTGCGCTGTTCTCTCGCAAGTCGCTTACCGACAATCGCGTCAAGTTCTTCTTGTGTGAAGGTTTTAGACGCATCCTGCTCGGCAGGCGTTTCCGGCGTTTCGGTTTCTACGGTTTCTGGAGCCGCCGTAGGTTCCAGTTCCGGCGCGGGTACTTCCGCTTCAATGGGGACGTTATCGTCCATGTGTGTTGACCCTTTTCAAGTCACCTGATGTGCCGCATCAGTACGGTTGTCGGCCAGACTACATCATTTGATGCAGTCTGGCAATCTTGTTACGCGGGCGTTACGGACACAGACCCATCTACGCAATCCCACGGCGAAACGTCGGTGCTGCCGCGTGCGCGCATAAGACGCCGGTTGGTAGTGTCCCACACCATCAAACCTTCGTATTTATCGGTTGTGTTAACCGACGCGGCTTTATTGGCTATGTTAGCTGCGGTTACACTAGAGGTATTGACCAGCGCCCATGATACGGAGGTTAAAGACATGATCTGTTACCTTTATACATATTCAATGTAGGCAGTGCCGCCGCTTTGGAAATTTGTCCCTGCGCCGACGGCCCACAGACGCAACTGACCGACGCCATCAAGATCAAGATTTGACACATCAATAGTATGCGCGTCCTTGAACTGGCCCGACGATGATGTTGACGTGGCGTAAGTTACAGACTTATCGCCTTTTCCGAGATAAAGCTGGTATGCGTCAGTGCTGGCACCCGTTGCGGGCTTGAACACATAAATCCGCAACGCGAAAAACATCTGCGGAATGTCGATGTAAAAGTCCTGAGTAGCATTGGCTGCGTAAGGAAATCCGTCGTTATAGGGCTTGAAGCTAAGAATTTTCCGCTGCGAACTTTCCTCGCGTGCAAACGCATAGCGCCAGCGAGGATCAACATCCAACGCTTTGCGAATGAACGGGCTGCCCGTGCCTTGATCGGTCATACCTTCTGTAATGACACGGCCAGCATTCGCGGAATAAGTCACTCGGTCATGCAAGTTCTGTTTTGCGCTTTCACCGCTAGGCAATTGCGTTGAAACACCGTCGTAGCAATCAACAAACTTAATGATGCCCCCACTGTTTGGGGAATCAATGTCATTCACACCGTTTACATTATAATAGAAATTCTTAGCCAAAACGCAGTTCTTAAATTCTACGTTTTGACGCGGGAATATCTGAACCGCCGTCGTTTTGCGGTAGTTTGAACTTGTTATATTGCCGTTAACATCTATCGTGTACGTCGCGCTGTTGACCCAGTTTACGTTTTCAAAAAGAACTCTTGGAAGCGCCGCCTGCGGGTTGCCATAGCTGTTGACGAGACCGAAAGGCGGGTTAGCTGCCGTTCTAGTATAGGACTCGATTTCAACGCGGCAATCGCGGAACGCGAACGTACAGTTGCCAATGCCGACAGCAGCACCAGCATCCATTAAAAACATCCATGATCCGCCAACTGGGCTGAAATCCGTGTGCCAGATAAAATCTATGGAACCGTTGATGACGTTTACGTTGCCGCCGCCAGCAGCTTGCACATGGATAAAATTACCGTAAGTCCCAAAATCGGTTCCGATAAAATCATGTTGAACTGCTTGGTCATTATTTAGGGTTAAAATATCCCCGTAAAATTGACCTGTGCAACAGATGACTTTTGTAAGGTCAGCGTTTCCGGTGCCGTTGCAAACCAAAAACTTTTGCAGATTTTGAAAATCGCAATGCTCAAACCGCATTTGCTTGACGCCGCCGTTTGACCACTCTGTTATAAAATTGCCGTAGCGGTAGTCGTCCGACTGAAAACCTAGGCTACGAAACAGCATTTTTTGATAGCGTGAAGTCCCTGAAGGATTGCGGTAGAACCATGCTTCGGCACCGTTGGTTTCAAGCACCAAAACGGACGATTCGCGGTGTTCACCGACAAATTCAAATCCGCAAAACGGTGCGCGAGGATCGTCGAGGCTGCTAAAGACCTGATCGGAAACTAGATATGTCCCAGACGGAAACCAAATTCGGCCAGTGCGACGGTCGGTCGCAGAAAAACTTATGTCGTAGGGCTGACCGGGGCCGCCCGGATAAAAGTTTGTGCCGCCCGAAAATTTATCGAGCCAATATTGCATGGCGGCTTGTATAGCGTTGGTAACGTTTACAGTCGGGAACGTATTCCCTTGAACCGCCGCTTTTTCAGCATCGGTCATAAAATCAAAAACAGAGACTGTTTCTTCCAGCTTGTCTTGGACTGTTTGCGCAACAGCCGTGGAGCTAAGAGTGTACCCCACATTGCTGGCGTCCGTGGCGCCGGTAGTGGTCTGGACAGCAGTCGTGAACTTGACTTCAGCGCCGACATGCAGCCCTGCCGTGAACGTCACGGTGTCACTGTCCGTTTCCAGATAGCTGTCGCCGACATACTGGTTTACGCCGTCGATGTAGACCGACAGCGAGTTAGTCCCCGGCGTGTAGTTGATCGTCGAAAGGTTGAACACGGTCTGGCCGGCGGTGGCCGTGATAACTTCTTCCTGCACCGTGTAGTTAACAAAATTAGAATTGACGCCCGTGATGTTATCGTAGGTGCCGATCAGGACGTTGGTTGCCGTGTCGATTTTGAACTTGTAAATCAAACCATCAGTCAGCCAGATTTCGCCGCTGGGCACGCGACCAGCGCTATCCAAAATGATGGGGTTGCTATGCGGTGTGACGCCAGACGCGCTGGTGTAGGTTGCTTGCGGTATGGTCGTGCCGGCCGCATAGGTGTAAATCTTACCGCCAGACAGCGGCTGACCGTTATTATCAAAAAACTGGGCTGCGAACCCGCCGATAGGGGATGGTGTTACCGACATTTTTCAGCCTTTTTGTTGGTATAATAAATCATGCTGTAAGCGCCTGTAGCGTAGTATTAGGCAGCCGTGTGCTGTAGTAATTGATGAAGCGGATGTGACCGTTGAGATAGTTGGACGAGGTATTGAACCGTCCAATCTGCAAGGCGTTTGCCGTATTGACAACCGCGTCGGTATTAGTCGCCACGGTCCCGCCGTTTAACGCAACTCCGTAAAGTGCTGTTTTGTATGTGCCAACTGCTTTGAACGGGGTGTTAAGCGTTATACTGCCAGAAGCGTTAAACGCTGTTGTTCCGTTGTACATCTGAAGAAACTGCCCGACCACTACAGATAAATCAACCACGCGGGTGCTAGTGCCGCCCGACGCTTCCAAAATACGGTTATCAGCCGCTTGCGCTGTGTCCGCGCCTACAACAAACGTCCCTTCTGTCTGGTTATACCAGCTAGAGAAGTTCGTTCCCGTCATGCTTGCACCGTCAGCGTTGCGCGTGGTCGTGCCAGTAGCCAGATTGGCGATGTAGCTGGTAGCAAATGCACCTAACTCCAAGTCAGCGCCCCATACGAACAATCCAGACGTGTTGTCGCCGGTAAAATTATAGGATGATGGCTCTGTATTGGTGTATGCGTTATCTAAGGCGTAAACATCAAAACGGCTAAAGGCGCCAGCCGTAAAAGTGAGTATGCACCGATACCACCCATCTTTATACGGCTCGATAGTCGCGCTGGGGGAACCTGTGCCGCCGGATGCAATGACCGCGCCAGTATCTACGTTGAACGAAGCCCAACCAACACCATTATTAAACTCGCCTATTGCAACCTTAGAATATTCGCTTTTTTTAACGAATATGCTCATCGCATATCGAGACCCGTTTGTGGTTGCTTGAGCGCCGCCCACAACACGATGCCTACCTGTGCTTGTGTCAGCAATTAGCTTATCGGCCGTCAAAGTGTTGGCGGGTGAAGTTGCTACGTTTAGCCACGCAGGCGTGCCGGTCTGGTTAAGTCCAGTAGGAACCCAAATAGCGTTGGAAAAATCTTCGCTATAAGTCTGTATATTGATACGGCTTTCTTCGATCAGCAGGCCGCGTGGAACCAACGTGACAGGGTTATAGTCAAAGCGAGGCGCGTTGATTGCAGCGGTCTGGATAAAACCGTTGCTGCCGACAAATGTAGCGGTTGTGGCGCGTGTAAATGTAACGCGGCTGTCGAGCGAGTTTGTGCCAATAAAGTCCAAAGACATGGCTGGCCGACCGCCAATCCGCAAAGACGACAGGAATGTCGAGGCTAATAGCCCGACACCCAAGCCATTGCGGACAGGAATACCAAAACTCATCGGATGTTGATCGGCTTTGCGTAGAGCGTGCCGCCGGCCGTGATCTGGATCGCGCTGACGCGCCAGACGCCGCCAGTGCCAGCAGGAACGAAGATCGGTACAGGTACACCAGCAGGAAGCGGTGTGGCAGCCGAGGTAGCCGTCACGCCTTCACCAACAAGGACATAAGCGTCAGACGTACACCATACCAATACGCCCTGCGGGCCGGCGTTCCAGCCAGTTACAGAACCGGCAGTGCCGGTATAGGCTACGCTTTGTGCTGCAAAACCAGCATCATTCAAAGGGCGGAGCAATTCCATATTTTACGTCCTTACGCCAAAAATTTCAGTTTGTACAAAGTGGTGTAATACAGGCCGAAAATCTCGTCGATAATGTTCTGGATCGGCGTGCAATCCTTGTCGACCACCTTATACCGCATTTCCATCAGTTCGTCTACTTGGCCTTCGAGAAACTCGACGACGTTGTTCGTCTTCTTCGCTGACATCAGCGAAATAGGTCCGATTAGGCCATATTTACCCTGATAGGCTTCGGCAAACTTGTCTGCCAAGTCGATAATGCCGTCATAAAACTCGTTCAGGGCGATGTGCTTGGAATAGCTGCGCGTGTTCAGGTGCGTCGAGTGAGCAACATCACGCGCCAAAAACAACATGCCGACAAAGTCTGCGCAACTCATTACATCATTCCTTCAGGGGGTTGTTCGGGTATTTCAGGTTCCATCATGGGCTGTTCCATTTCAGGCTGCTCCATCATGGGCTGCTGGGGCTGTTCTTGCTGCGCCTGCGCCATGATGTCTTCCATCTGGGGCACTTCGCGCATCTCTGGCGAACCGCCGATCAGGTCGCCTGTGTCCATCGCAGCGGCGATAGTACCCATGACAATGTCCTGAATTTGCTCTGGCGACATGCTGTTCTGCACCGCAGCGATGCGCTTCGTCTCGGCGTTGTAGGCGTCAATCTCGGCCTTATACTCGTCGATGGCGATTTTCTGCTGCTCGGCGCTGTCTTGGATATTCTCCATGATGTCCGTGACGCGGTTCAGTTCCATCGTCATGGCTTCAAGCTGCTGCTGTGCGGCCATCAGTTCAGGCGACTGGTCGCCATCCGACAAGACCTTCGGATCAAGGATTTTCTTGAAGCGTGCAGCCATTTCCTGCGCGCCCGGCCAGTCCATATTCTTGATGAACAGATCGCCCGCGACAGCCCAAAGCTGCGGGTTGGTCTGCAAAATCTGGCTCATAGCGTCAAGGGCTTCCTGACGCTTTGTCATGTAGCCGGGGCCGGTCGTGACCATGACGTCGTACGTGCCGACGCCGGGGTTGTAGATTTTCTCGATCAGCGCGCCGGTCTGCGGTTCGCGGATTTCCTTGACAGGCTCTGGCTGCGACGGGTTGAACTTGACCATGTCGACTTCACCGTCAACGCCGATGATACGGGCGATACGCTGTGTGTCGTAGATTTTCGGGATCAGGTCGACGATCTGCCGTGTGATGTGGCGGATCGCGCGGGCCAGATTGTCGACATAGTGGTAAGTGCCAACATCGCCCTGCTTTTCGCGTGCGATGATAGCCTTAGCCGACCGTTCGTTGCCCTGCGCACCGATGCTGGCGTCATACTGGCCTGTGGTCGACTTAATGTCTTCAGCAGCCCCCATTTTGGCCTGTATGAGGCCGGTCTGGGGCAACGGAGGAGCCGCGCGCTGGGGAAGGGGAAGGACGTTCCCAGCGCCATCCGTCACGTCGGGATTGACTTCCAGATACGGCCAGTTGGTCGTATTGGCAGTCTTCCACTGCATTTCATAGCCTTCGAACTGGCCGCCATAGCCAATAAACGGCGCTTTGGGT